TTTTCTTTCGACTTCGTTGTTTACCACCCAAGAAGAATTTGATGCCGCTTATTGCTCGATCAAGTGCGAACTTTATTGCTGCTGGGCGGTACGTTTACCGCACACCTGAGGGAACTCTCTCCAGTGTGAAGGTCGTGAACGTATCAGACGGAGGTCACTTTGTGTGCGAAAGCATGGAAGTTGATTCCGTTTGGACAGGTCGCGCTGATCCTGAGACAGAACTCGGACAGTGTGGAATGCCATTGATTGCGTTCACTGGCCGTGGACCCATGATTTGTGGAATTCACGTTGCAGGAGGAGGTCCGCGTATAGCAGCTGCAAAGTTGACTGTGGAGTTAGCTCAGCTTGGCCTTGATGCATATGTGGAACCCCACATTGAATCTGGTGTTCCGATGTTGAGTGCCCAAGGATACCAGAGGGAGCTCACTGATTTGCACCATAAATCAGTGATGGCCTTTATTCCGACTGGCAAGTGTAATGTATACGGATCTTTCACAGGTTTCCGTCCTAGGGGACGAAGCGATGTGGTACCTACTGTGATTCGTGACGCTGTTGTTAAGCGTGGATATCCAGAGTTGTTCACCGCACCCCGTATGGGATCGTGGGAACCGTGGCGTTTGGCTGCGTTGGATATGGTAGAACCCGTCGAGAAAATGAAGGGTGATGTACTTACTGAGTGTGTCGAAGCATTTAAGGCAGATATTTTGCGGGAGCTTCCTGAAAAGGAATGGTCCGAGATGTATGTGCTTGATGACTTCACCGCGATGAATGGAGCACCAGGTGTTAAATTCATTGATAAAATCAACAGGAACACGAGTATGGGTAACCCGTACAAGAAATCCAAGAAACATTTCTTGGAGCCTGTAGAGGGACGCGACGAAGTCGTGGATGCGCAAATGTACAATGAAGATGTACAAAAGCGCATTGATGAGATGCTTGGTTTATACCTTGAAGGTCGCCGTGTGATGCCAGTATATTGTGGACATGAGAAAGATGAGGCCATGAAGGAGAAGAAAGTGACAGCGATGCAGAATCGCATTTTCACCGGAGCTCCTGGCGATGCCGCACATCTCACTAGAAAGTACCTATTAACATTGGTCAGGGTCATGCAACGCAACAAGTTTGTGTTTGAATGTGGTCCTGGTACCAATCCACTCTCTACTGAGTGGCAGGACATTCGTGATCACATCTGTAAGTTTGGAGAGGATCGTCTCATCGCTGGTGACTATGGTAAGTTTGATAAAACCATGCCACCGGCTTTGATTTTGGCAGCTTTCGACATCCTAAGGTGGATGTGTAAGCGTGCTGGATACTTGCCACAAGATCTGATGGTAGTGCAGGGCATTGCTGAGGATACGGCATTTCCATTGGTTGATTTCAACGGTGATTTAGTGGAGTTTTATGGGTCTAACCCATCTGGACATCCTCTCACTGTGATTATCAATGGTTTGGCGAATTCTTTGTATATGCGTTACTGTTACCATGAACTGAACCCAGCGCATGAAGCGCGAACGTTCCGTGATGTTGTGGGCTTGATTACATACGGTGATGATAACGCTATGGGTGTGCATGAAAGTGCGCCATGGTTTAATCACACTGCTATCCAAGAGCTCCTTGCAAGTGTGGGTGTGCGTTACACCATGGCCGATAAAGAGGCTAAGAGTGTTCCGTATATCCACATCGATGAAGTCTCGTTCCTAAAACGCACATGGCGTTGGGATGAAGATGTCGGTGCTTTTCTTGCTCCGCTCGAGGAAACCTCTATCAGCAAAAGTTTAACGCGTGTTGTTGCATCTCGCACAATTACGCCTGAGGCTCAAGCTGTTGAAGTGTTGAAGAGCGCGCATATGGAGTATTTCAACTATGGTTGGGATATTTTCCACGAGAAAGACCGCATGATTCGTGAAATCATGGATGAGTGCAATCTGTGGCCGCACGCGGCAGTGGACAGATTTCCATCGTGGCAAGAGTACCGCGATGGTTTCTGGCGTAGGTCCGCTTAGGCGGATAGGGGCTAGAGCTATATAGTCCGAACCAAAATATAGCACGTTAGTTTAGTTACTGCATATTTATATATTTACATTTGATATTTGTGTGAGAGTGGAAATTAGCGTTTACCCACCGGGGCGTTCCCCGAAGTCTGTTTTTACAGATGGTGCGGGTTGGTCACCAAATAAATGTACCCAGGTTACATAATGAGTTTAAAATAGCCTGGTTAAATACCAACTCGGAAATACCGAAAATAAAATTAGAGCGATGGAGAACCGCCTTGTAGTTCTCAACCGTCTCATTGCGCAGTTGGAGCGTGATGTTGATTTC